CGGGGTCCACACCCAATATTGTACCATAATTCTGAGCCATTGTCAACCCCCGTTACAGGAAACTTCCAAGATTACTGCCCACCGTTGCACCAGTCGACGCCCCGGCGGGGCCACCGAAGTACCCGCCTATTGCCGCGCCGGCCAATCCGCCGAGCGCCGCACCTGCACCCCCGCCACCGGACACCTGACCGGTGACCGCGTTGTTCTGCGTCAACGCCCCGGCCGCTGCTGCGCGCCGGGCGACCTCATTTGCTGAGATGTCCTGCAACATGCCCGCGATACGGAAGGGCTGGGCCGCTATCTGCTCCTGCTGGCTCAGCGTCTGCCCGAGGAGGGCGGACTGTGACTGCTGCGCCGTGGTACCGGCCGCACCGGCCTGTAGGCCCTGCTGGATGGCCTGCTGCTGCGCCTGCTGCGCCTGACCGTACATATCGTTGAGCGCCTGTACGTCCGCCAGCCTGAACGCCGCCTGCTGCTGGGCCTCAAGGCGTGCGCCCTGACCCGAGTCGAGCCGGCCCTGCCGGAACAACTGCTCTTGCAGTACGTCCTGCTGCTCCTTGCGCCCCGGCTGGAGCGCGGCCTGTAGCCGCTGGAACCGTTTCTCCGCCTCACCGAGTGGATCGAACGCACCCGCCTGCTGAAGAAGCTGCTGACTGGTGTCGAACGCCTGCTGGCCGAACTGCTGCGCACCCGGCTCAAGCTGCCGCACCCCGGCCGCGAGGTTGTTGCCTGCGAACCCGAGGGTCTGCTGCTGGAACCTCTGATTTCCGGAAGGCGTTACGTTGGCCACCCCGGTCGTAGGGTCGAACGAGACTGTTCCCAGTGGACCGGCATACGAGCCGGTCTGTACCTGACCTACGCGCTTGGCAGCGTCCTCCGCTGCTTGTCTTGCGATACCACCCATGAGTGGGCCTCCTTACTGCGAGAGTTTACCGCGCTTGGCATACACCGCAGCGCGAGTGAGAGTGATTGCGGACGACAGGGTAGCGGCCGAGAAGCTGAGCTTCACTACGCCGGCCTCGCCGCCGATGTTAAAGATCAGTGTGTTCACGTCACCAGTCGCCGGAACGGTAACCGTCTCGGTGGACAGTACAGTCGTGTCGTCGTAATCACCGTACACGTTGAGCGTGATGGCTTCCGAGTTACCACCCTCAACGATGAGTCGACACTCCTTGAGTATCTTCTCGATGTCGCCGGCATCCAGTTCAGAGAAGTCCAACCACCCGGTCGTGAACGTGATCTGGTCGATTGCTGATCCGCCGCTTCCGGTGTAAGCCACCTTGTCAAGGTACACGGTAGGCGTCAGTTCAACGATCTGATGGTGGTTCACGACACTCGTATCCACAGCATACACCTTGCCGGTGGGTCCGTTGATTAGCGACGAGTAGATCGGTAGCGGGTCCGCGCCGGATTTCGCTGGTATCTCTGTGACTGGGAAGTGACCTTCACCGTCAGTCTGCTTCACATGGAAGCACCACGTTACGTCACGAGAGTTCGTGCCGTACGACGGTACAATACGCAAGTAGTACGTCCCCGTCTTCTGGGAGTACGCCGACGTGGCCTGTGACTGGTAGTACGGTATGTCGATCAACTCCTCGTTGATCGCGGTACGGATCGCGTCAGCGACCTGACCACCTACCATGTTCAGCGGCATCGACTTCTCTTGGATCACGCGGCCAAGTGTCGCCGGCCCTTCGGCCGACAACCACATCAGGTCGTTACCAATGTTCTGCACAGTGTCTCTGGCCACACAACCGACTCCGTCAATGGCCTCGACCTTTACCATGTTGCCTGCGGCTACTTGGTCAGGGCTACCGTACACGATGAGCGACCGCTTACCGAGGATGACGAGGTTGCCGTTGAACTCCGCCAACGCTATCGGCGTGTCGTTGCCGTGCGCCCACACATTCTTTAGGTCGATCTGGTTTGATCCACCAGTACCCCACTGAGACGAGTCAAGGAGATCACACCAGTATAGTGTGGTGTCGTCTATCACCCAGATACGTCCCCACGCAGACAGCACATCGCGTATATTAGTGAGGGGTGGGGCATCAGAACTGACCACGGGCATGAACGTAAAGTTCGTACCCGGTGAGGTCTGGTACACCCAGTACGGGCTACCGGTCGAGTATCCCGTCATGTATGGGAGACCATTGAACGAGAAGAACTTCGGGACCGAGAAGTACATCTGCACGGTGTACCTTGCGGTCCACACGTTTGAGGTCAGTTCGTAAATCCACCTCACGTTCAGACCACTGTCGTACGCGTACATATAATGGCCTTCGGTGCCATCGTTCTTCAGGTGCCTGTACTGGGTGTAGATGTGTCCGGTGTAGAATCCAGAACCAGAAGTCCAGTTACGTGCTCCTACATCCTTGGTGCCGGGGCGCAGTGTGAGCCGCCCCTTCTTATCCAGCACGAGGTTCTCTGCCACCGTCGCGAACACAGGCGGAAGTATGCCCTGCGAGTTCTGGAGGTTAAGCCCGGCAGCGCCGGGGTATTGCATGTTGAGCGGTAGCAGTTGTGCCATGTTAATCCTCGTACCAAGTTGTCTCGCTGTAGTGGAGGGACACGTCGTACGCGATAGCGTCGCCAATGGCCTTCGTGTACTGATCCTGCAAGTACCCGAGGTCCTGGCCTCCGTCGTCACCGCGTTCCTGTACCGCGTGCATCGTGGCACGGAGCACCACCGCAAGCGAGTACGTGTCACTGATCTTGTCAGTGCCGGCGGTGAACACCGTCTTGTCAACCACGTTGAAGTTGATGTTGTACACCCCGTCAGGTATCGGGTAGATGTTGACGATGGGCTGGTCACTCGCGTCGAAGCCGTTCACGTCGTACACTTCGGGTGGACCCTTCGGCTGGTTGTTGGCCAGCAACTTCTGCGTCATCCACGTTGAGGTTGGGGCCACCTTCAGTGGCTCGTCACTCGTGTCGTTGAACACGTCGAGGATGAACACGTTGGGTCCTACGCCTGTCAGCGAGTAGCTGTAGTCATTAGCGACCGTCGCCACCTGAACGGTGGTGCGGAGGCTGTTCCAGTTCCACGCGTTCTCAACCTCACGGGTGGCCTGATTGACGAACTCCGCAATCATCGAGGAGTACGTCGTCTCATTGTACGTGGCCACCTGCGTCTTGCGCAGGCGGGCCAGTACGGCGTTGACGAGTTGCAAGTAAGTCATCTGCGCTCCTTAATCCATCCTCATTATGAACATCCACTGCTTATCAGTGAGGGTGGTTGTGTTCAAGTTATACGTCCTGATGCCAAACGAGTTAGCCGCCAACGAGTACACGTACCACTCACCTGTGTTGCCAAGCATCTCACAAGTGATTGTGTAGTTGCCCGTGCCGAGGTTATGGGTTACTGTGTAGTCGCCGGTACTGTTCTTAACACTTGACCACCCGGTAGGCAGGCGTACTGACGTACCTGCCGCCGCAACGCGGCCGGCGAAGGTCATCTGCTCCTCGCCCTGCATGTCGTAGTAGCGGGCTGAGCCACCGACGTAGAAGTCTTTCGAGTTAATTACGTCGTGTACGCGAACCTGCCCCGAATCGTAGAACAATAGCTGACACGCCACACTCGCTGGTGTAGCGTCGACGTACTTCCTGACGACCATCCAGTGGTTCACCGGATCGTACATCATCGTTCCCCGGTTGTTACCGTTCTCCTTAATGAAGATGTACGGTGTGAAGCCGTTGCCGGCGTCACTAACAAGGTTTGACGTTCCCGTCGTACTGTTGGCCGTTAGCGAGCCTGTAACCAGTATACCACCAGTGGTTGTCTCAAGTACCTTTGCGGTCGCGCTGTTGTACATAAGCACTTCACCGGCAGTGCCGGGAACTAGGTACAGCCTTCCGGGGTACGTGGCGTGAGTGTTACCGTACAAAGATAGATACGCACCATTGGCGGCGGCTAGGGCAGAGCCTCCCGTAAAGGCGGTGTACCCTGTGTCGCCGCCTCGCTGAAAGCCTCCCTGTGTAGCGCCAAGGGTAGTCCAGCTCGTGTTGATGGTGTTGGTGCCGCCCACGGTCAGATTGGTAACGGAGGCCCCGCCACTGAACGTGGCGAGTCCCGTGTACGTCTGAGCTGACCCGAGTAGATCGAGCCACGCGTAACGTGCTGCTGATTGTGGTCTGCTCATCTCTTACTCCTAAATCTCCGCGTCTGCTACCCAGTGCATCTTGAACTGCCACCCGCCGAACGAACCGCTGTTAGTACAGTACCACGCGAACCGCGTGGTGTTATACTCAAGGATCGTCGGGGTCACGTTAGTCGCTCCGTTTACGTCGTACGCGGCACCACCTGTTCCGTCAGACGAGTACGCAGCGAAGTTCGGAGACGCCCGCTTCTCAACCCGGAACTGGACATCCTGCCCTACAGTATACGCAGCAGCAGTAAAACCAGACCCGAACATCCACGAGCAACCATTCGCGGTTACTGTGCCGGGAGCAACCCACGGATCATACGACTTCTCGTAGTACCGCTGACACATCGCCAGTTCCTCGTCGAAGCCAAGGTCTTCGAGCGGTGTGTTCACGTTGCCGTACTGTGCCTTGACGTTACCTATACGGAACACGTTAGACACGGAGGCAAGGGCGTTCGCCTGCGCCGGATCAGCAACCTTATTCGCGGCCTGCCACGCACCGGCCGTTTGATGGTAGGTAGAACCACACATCATAACGAAGTGCAGCAGAAGACCAGCGGCAGAGGTTTGCGGCCACGTTCCAGTCTGGTCACCCGGAATGGTGATCGTGGCATACTCCCAAGTGGCAGTCGTCGCTTGAGTGTACGTCGCTATGTACGATCTGTTGTTCGCCGGGTTGCGTATCGACACTGAGTACGTTCCGGTAACAGTGTGATTGTGCCAGAACCCAATGGTGATCGGCTGGGCCGACGCCCCACCCCACGCTCCGTTACGGATACGGAACCCTTCGATACGCTGGCTGACCATGCAGTAGTCGCCTGCGGCCGGAGATGCGTTTGCCGTGGTTACTACGAACTCTGCGTAACCAAGGAACGAGGTTGGAATGGTTCCTCGGTACAGCGACAACCGCTGCGCACCACCAGATTCCACAATCCACCGATCATACGTGTACGCAGACGCCACAGAACCAAGGTTCGTGAATGACGATCCGCGCTGCTGCACCTCGAACGTCGGATTGATGAGCAGGTTCTTGATCTGCCGGGTGATCGGTGCGAAGTTAGCGTTACACTCAGTCTCCGTGAAGTACCGGGTATCAAGCTGACCAGCGTCGAGCTGGGTTTGCGTGTAGTAACGTGCGTCACTCTCAGTCTTCGTGTACGACGTGCTCACGTCGAACGTACCGAAGCCGATGATGTTCACCGTGTCGCCGCTTTCGGCGGCTACACCAAGCACCACACTGGTACCGTTCGTCGCGGTGTAGTCATCCGGGTCCAGAAGGACACCGTTCTGAAACACCATCACGTAACCGGGCGCGTAGCTCAGCGTAAGTCCGTTGTCGTCATTCCCGGTGAACGTGGTAGTCGTGCCGGTGACGGTCCACTCGGTGATGTTGGCGGTTGCCCGGCCGATGTCGGCCCAAGCGGCACCACCCAGATCGTAGACCCGCATGACGTTGTTCGTCGTGTTCCAGTACAGCGCGCCGTCGACCAGCGGGTCGCCGTCGTTATCGAGCGCGGGGTCACTCGCCTTCGCGCCGAGGTACCGGTCGTCGAAGGAATCGTAGCTTGCAGCAGCCGCAGCTTCGCTGGCGGCAGCATTGGTTTCGCTTGTCGCCGCAGCACTTGCGCTCGCGGCAGAAGCGGAGGCGGACGCAGCAGCGGCAGCTTCACTGGCCGCAGCGTTCGTCTCGGAAGTAGAAGCAGCAGCCGCACTGGCCGCTGCGTTGGTCTCGGAGGTTGCCGCGTTGGTCTCGCTAGTTGCAGCAGCCGCTTCGGAAGCAGCAGCCGCAGCGACAGCGGCGTCGAGGTCGGCCTGATCGTACAGTATGTCGCCTGCCGTAGGCGTCCCATCACCCCTGTATATCGCCATTGCGGTCTCCGGTGTTACTTGTGAAAGAACTTAAATGCCAGCCCAGCAGCCGTGGCTATGGCGGCGAAGATCATTGTGATCGCGCCCCATGCCCCGCGATAGCGGGCCAACGATTCGTTGAGTTCGCGGACTTCCGCGAGTAGTGATTTGACATCGTTCTGTACATGGGTCATCTCGACCTCCAGTACGGTTATCCGTGCGTCGTGTTCGGCCATCGTACTCCTCCACGTAAAAGGGAACGCCCCCCGAAGGGGGCGCTCAATTAACGTGTAATGGCTGGATTACACGGGAACGATGAACGGCACACCGCACTCGTCACGGTACTCGGAAACACCGTAGACGGTGTCCGCCGTGAACAGGTCAGCGAGGTACTCCTGCTTGTACTGGGTCTGCGAACGAACCTTGAGCTGCTCGGCGTGAACCAGAGCGTCGCGGTGCATCAGCACGCAAGCCTTGTACAGAGTCGTGGTGTCCGTCGCGGCAACGGTCGGCAGGTTGGTGGAGGTCAGGACCTTCACGCCATACAGCTCACCGAACTGGCCCTTCAGCGCGATACCCTGCGCAGCGTAGTCGCTCGACACGAACCGGGTGATACCCAGCAGCACGTTCTTCTGGCTCGGGGGAACCACAAGGTAGCGCATGTCAAGGGGCACGTCGGCATTGTCCAGCGTCTCGATCATCTGGCGGAAGCCAGCGTCGGCGATGTCGGCACCGTTACCGGTGTTGGTATTGGCACTCGGGTTCCACACAGTCGAACCGTCAGAACCGATGACAGCGGTGCTGTACGCGGTACCGCCGTTCAGGCCGGCGATCAGGGCACCGAGGTCGGTGTCAACCTGCTTACCCAGCGCGTAACCTGCGTCTTCGGTGTAGTGACCGCGCATGGAGGCCAGCGCCTGCTTGCTGGTGATGTCCTCGATCAGACGCGAGTACTCGTAGTGCTTGTTAATGGAAACCGCCAGCTCCGTTTCGGTAGCGGCGTTCAGGGTCACCATGACACCTGCGACCTTGGCGTTCGCGCTGCCGCGAGTCGGCTTCGGAACGTGGACGGTGTCACCCTTCTTACCTACGAAGTTCCACTTCTTGACGATGTTCGCCAGAACGAGGGACTTCTGGTACGACATGATGACTTCGTCGGACCAAATCTCAGGGATGAAGACAGCCTGAGTGGTGTTGTTCATGCTAGTTGCGGGATCAGACCATGCGGCCATGATGTATTACTCCTAAAGTTAAAGGTTAGATTACGCGTCCCTCACGATAGGCTGTCAGGATTGCGTCCTGCATCTTCTCGTATCGGACAGGGTCGGTTTCTTTCAGCTTGAAGATGTCGGCCTTGCGATAAATCTTCCGCTTGTTGCCACCTGCCTTATTCGCCGGGGCGGCTGACTTCACGTCACGCAGTGCGCCTTCGCGCTGCTGGTCAGCTTCGGCCTTCGCCACGGAGATTACCTCTTTGTAGGTTGAGATGGTTTCGTTTGCGGTATCGAAATCAAGGTTCGCATCTGCTGCGACGAAACGCTGGTAACGCGACGGGACCTTCTGGAGCCATTCTATGAATGACGGGTTGGCCATGATGTCCTTTGCGTCAGGGTGCGATTCACGGAATCGCGTAAGTGCAGCGTCACGCGCCGCCTGAATGGCGTCGTCCTTTGCACGTTTACGTTCTGGGTCATTCTCTATGACCTTACGAACGGCGTTCACTGGATCGTTGAGGAAGTCCTGAGCGGTAAGCTCCGGTTCCTCCGCCTTCTCGGCGGGTTTCTCTGGTGAGAGTTGCGCACGAAGGATGTCATCAGTCAAGCGGCGAAGCTCATTCAGCTCGTTGTTCCTGCGCCCAAACTCTCTTTCGAGGTCGGCGTAACTCGCTGCGATTTCTTCGGCGGACTTGTTACGGAACTTCTCAGGAATTTTCGTCTCCGGGTGCTGGTCCTTTCCAGCAACCTTCGCCGGTTCCTGTACGTCCACGTCGTCACTCTGTTCGGTGTCGGCCCCTGCCTCCACATCGACGAATTTGCCTTCGTCGTCCTTCGCAAACAGATCAACTAATACATCATCTTCGCCCGGCTCTGCGGGGGTGCCTTCAACAATTACGGCAGTCATACATCACTCCAGCCCCTAGCGGGGTTATTGGGGTTAAGGTTATTCACCATGCTCGGCGGATTTCTTGGCGGCTTGCTTCGCCCACTTCTCGTGATCCCGTGCCCACTTGTCGTAGGCACCGGGGAAGCCGGGGTCAGTGCCGTCAAGTTTACACCTGACAGGTGAAATGATACGGTCAGCCAACTCACCACATTGTGGACAAGGGTCCGTGTGGTCAGCGTCATCGGCGTACCGTTCGTGTACGGTGCCACAAGCACCGCACTTGAAGTCGCGCATCCTGCGCATGTCAGTCTTCCAGTTGGTTACGTTCGGGTTCCTTGGCGGGTTCGTCTGGGAACTCACGGTCGGGCAGGTTCTTCAGAGACATCTGAGCCTGTTCCTTCGCAGCCAGTACGAACCGCAGCGCAGCGATCTCGCCGCGCCGCTGATGCCACTTCTCACTCGTGTCACACTGGTCGGGTGACGTGGTGATTAGGTGGTTAAGGAAGTTGCCCCATTCCTCCAGCAGCAACTTGCCCCCCGTCGAGTTGAGGGTTTCCAGAATTGACTCCAAGTCCCGTTGTGCTTGCGATCTTAATGACATTTTCAGCCAGCCCTAAGTTGTCACTTGCAGCCTCGCTTTCCAGTTGCTTGAGCTGCGCGTTGTACATTGCCCACTGGTTGCCGATTTCTTCCGCAGCGGCTTTGGCCAGTGAGAGGATTGCGTCTGCTTCGAGCTTCGCTTCTTTGCTCTGGGCAAGACGTGCGTCGTTTGCAGCACGTGCGATCTCGGCCTGAGCACGGATGTACTCGACCTGAATACGTGCCGATTCGGTTCTCAGCTTACCCATGACCTCAAGGCGTCGCAGCTCGATCAGCGGATCGGGCGGAGGCGGCGGCGGGTTCATGGCCGTCTGCAACTGGGCGTCGATCAACTTGACCATGTCTTCCCGGTTGCTAAGCTGACTGTGCTCATACACGCTGCGCAGCAGCATCCAGAACGCAGGCGAATCCTGCGGTACCGTTGACAGCATACTCGCGAACTGGTTCTGTTCCAGTTCCCGTGCCATCGTACCGAGTACGCTCATGGCCTTGAAGGTCACGTCACGTGCCGGGTAACGGTCAGGTGCGAACTGCATGTACAAGCGGGCGACCTGCTTCACCAGCGGAATGATGAACTCATTCTCGATGTTGCGGATCGTGCGCTTGCTGCGCTTGACGAAACCACCCAGCATCATGCTCATGCCGGAGGCCGTCTCGTTACGGTTGTTAACTGACACCGGAGCGGCGGTATCGAAGCCGCCCGTGCTCATGCTCACCATGCGTTCCAACTCACTCGTCTGGGTGAACTGGTTCGGGTCCATGTTTCCGAACTTGACCGGCCGCAGGACCTCGTCCGGGTTACCGGTGGTGAGGATCGAACGTCCGGGGGCGATAGCGAAGCGGAAGCCACGAGGGATACGCGTCGAGTCAATGCCCATCATCGGGTGAACAGTCAGGGCCAGCCCGTCGATACGGGCGCGCATACTGGCGTCGAGCGCCTTCTGCGAGTTGTAACCCTTCTCGGCTACGCCGCGTCCCCAGAACTGGTTGGGTACGATCTCGTGCCGGTAAGCTACGAACAGGCGTTCCTTCGTAAGGGTCGGGTTCTCGACTGCCTTCAGCAGTTTCCCGTTACCGATTACGATGATGGCCTCGACGAGGTCGTCGTCTTCGTCCGTGTTGGTGCCGTCTTGCAGGATGTCCTCAATCTCGTCTTCGTCGTCAGCGCCGGCTCGTTCGAGATCAGCTTCATCGCGTGCTGCTTTCAGTAAGGCGCGGGGTACCAGACCGTTGTACTCGATCAGGTTCACCGCGCTGGCGTCAGAGGCCGGGGACTCATCGCTTTCCAGCGGGTCTTCCGGCATGGCGGACCCGACATCACACGAGTAGTACGTGCCTGACCTTTGCAGGGACGTGACTATGTGGTTCGGGGTGGAGTAAATGTGTGCAACGCCGAACGCGTCAGCTATGCTGTGCGCGGCCGGGTCGATGGCGAACTCCTGCGGCATGACCGGCATGAGTTTGACCAGTACTTTCGTGTCGGTAGTCAGCTCGACACTCACGCGTCCCTGACGTACGTCCATCACGTCGACTTCGTCAACGATGATCTTCCCGATACCGGTGCCAAAGATGGACCCGTTCAGGAATATCTGGTTCATCGCCTGCTGGAACTGGGCCTCGTCCATGTCTTCGCGCAAGGTAGCGCGCAGCGCAAGGATGTCTTCCCGGCTCTGGTCGGTGATGTCGTCCTCAACGTCGAACCACTGGGCCTTGTCGAGGATGGCGGACTCGATCTCGCTGGTAACCGCCTCGATTGCCTGCTGCAAGGCAGGCGTGATGATGCGGGAACGCTCGCTGTTGCGGTTACGGTCCTCGGTTGACCAGATACCACGCCACAGGCGGTAGTATTCCTCCCACCGTTCCTTCCGGCCGTCACCGTCACGGTCACTGGCCCATGAATCAACCAGTCCTGACACGTACCCAGCCAGTCTCTCGCGGGCAGGGGCGGCGTCCTTCAGCTTTTCGAGCGCCGGATCGGGCGCGATGTCAACGATTTGAGCCATGTGGTCTCCTGTTAGTACCCTGCAACCTCGTCAAGCGGGTCCCAGTCGTCGATAATTACGTCATCGGTGAAGACTGTGCCGCCCAACTGGTCAATGTACGCGAGTGCGTCCGGTAGATCATCGTGACTCAGCGGGGACGGAAAGTCCATGAGCTGGTCGATGAGGTGTTTGTTCCAATCCGCCTTGATGAACTTGATGCGCTTGTTCTCAAAGCGGCCCTGAAGTGCCCACATGATGCGGTCAACCTTACGTTGGCCCATGTGTCTCAGCGCCACGACGTGTGGGAACACGTTCAGGCGCTTCATTTGGTCTTCCAAGTACGGCCGGATGGCGTCGATGTTCTCGATACCCAGTGCTGCGGGCTTGTAACGCTGCGCCGCACGCACGATTCGCAGACTTGTCTCGCGAATATCCCACCGTCCGTGTATCATATCAAGCACGTACCAGCCGTCAGCGCGGATTTCGACTACCGCGATGGCGGTTTCGTCGAGTTTCTTGAGCTTTGAGGCCGTGACTCCGTTCACTTCTTTGAATCCGTTAGGGTCAACCGCGATGTAAACGGTACCGCGCCCGGCTTCGGGCAGCTTATCGAGGATGACGAAGTTCTCGTGCTTGAATCCGCCGTTACCGCCGGAGCTAAACTTGGCCTCGTACTCCTGAGCGAAGCCCTCGGCCGTCATTTCGACGCGTGCCGCCTCGATTTCCGCCGGGTCTATCATCGGATTGTCGAGCGAACAGAAGTGGAACGGTTCCCAGTCGGGCCGGTCCTCACCGTCAGCCGCGAGCCACACCTCATAGAAGTGGTTCTTACCCTTCGGCGTACCGATGAACAGGGCACCGCCACGGCAATCGGAGAGTGCCGGGCGCAGGATCACGTCGAAAACGTGGGGCTTCATGTCCGCGTACTCGTCGAGTACGATGTAACTGAGTGAGATACCGCGCAGTGTGTCCTCGCGGTCGGACCCCTTGAGCACGATCATGCGGTCGTTCGGCATGACGATGGTCAGGTCCTTCTCTTTGATCTGCTTCGCGACAGGTGCGGCGAGCGCCTTCAGCGTCGCCCACATGATGTCCTTGGCCTGTGAGTACGTCGGGGCCACGTACCAGACCGCGTTCGCGGGGCCGAGGGGCTTGCCCCACTCGGTCTCGTTCTTCAGTGCCTCGATGATAAGGATGACTGCGGCGAGGAATGTCTTCCCGCCGCGTCGCCCGGCGGCGCAAACCTTGAACCGTGCCGGGCTGAAGAAGACCTCCTGCTGCTTTTGGTGTAGCTGGAAGTCCAATACCGCCATGTTACTTCTCCGCTTGGTACCCGAGGGCGTATGTGTCCGCCGCGTCGACGGCGTTCACGTCAGTAATCTTGAGTGATATACCGGCACCGAAGATGATAGGTGCCAGTGGAAGTAGGATTTCGTTGCCGCCCGAGAAGCTACCCTCACGCACAGCGCCGGGCACGAAGTTGTAGTGCCGCACCGTACTCGCGGCTTGGTTGACGCCGGCGGATATGGTGTAGAGCACCGCGCTGTCGCTGTCGCGCACAACGCTGAACAGGATCGTGCGGTTGCCGGCGGTCGCCGTGGTCGTGACTGTGACGTGCGCCCAGAGCAGTTGTGCCCGGTAGTGCTCAGTGTGGCGCGTGCCAAAGACCGCATCGGCCACGTAGTCTGTGTGGATGTCTTTCTCAACCGTTCTCATGGATGGCTTCCCCATTGATCGTAACGCCCGGAGGCGCGTCGCTGCCATAGGGCGAGGTCAGGTTAGTAATCGTGATGTTGACCAGTTGCTTACCGGTATCCCCATCACCGTCGTCAGCCTTCTTGACCGGGACTGCCCGGTCGAGTATCATCTTGGCGGCGCTCATGTCGCCGGCCAGTGCGGCCTTGATTACAACCTCAAGTACCTTCGGGACGTTCCGGCTCAGTTGCCGGTCGGCCTTCTCCTGCATCGCCTCGCGTAACAGCGTGGTCTTGTTCTTGCTCCCCTTCGGCCGGCCAAGCGGGTTCCCCGACTTGCCCTTCTGGAACTGGGTTCCTTTACGCTTCGTTATCTCTTGCGCCATCAGCGAGTACTCCCAGCACTTCGTGCAGTTCAGGGTTCTGGATGAGCAGCGCAGCCCACCCGAAACCCATGACAGTCACGGTGCGCTCCTCGCGGGGGCGACCGGGTAGGTGATACTCGCGCCACACAACGTGGCAAAGCTCGTGCATGAGCGTGTTCAGGATTTCCGAGTACGGCCGGGCTTCCGTGACAATGTCCACTTCAAGATCGTCAAACCGGACTTGCCCGTCAACACCCTCGGCTTTGCGCCAGAGGGCGGTACGTTCGATGAGTCGGTACCGTGTTCCCCCGATGATGATCCGCGAGGGCAGAATGTCGAGCGTTTCACCGTCCACGAAGCCTCCGGGGTGTGATGGATGACTGGTGGGGAGTGAAGGATTTGAACCTCCACGCGTGCGCGACCGCCGGGTTACAGCCGGGTGCCCTACCGAATAGGCGTACTCCCCAAGAATAGGTGCCCCGATCCGCTCCGGGTCATCTGCGGAGTAAGGACGCGCTTTCGGCGGGGCGGGCAAGGATTCGAGGCCGGGTCTTTAACGTGACTGGTTTAGGGTCAGGCCATCCGGGTACTCCCCAGTACCGTGTGGATGTGCGCGCCCGGCAAGGCGCAGGGAATTGGCGAGGATCAACGGTTCCTCGTGGACCGCGTAGTCACTTGGACTTACGAGAACGCTTTGACTTACCTGCCGCCCGGAGGGCGATTGCGATGGCTTGCTTTTGCGGCTTGCCGTGGGACATCTCGCGCTTGATGTTCGCGGATATGGTCTTGTTACTCGACCCTTTCTTGAGAGGCATGGGTGACTCCTTACGGAACAACCTGAGTCGGAATCGCCGCAACGGCGGTGTCGATGGCCGCGTTCTCCGCGTCCGCGCCGAACTTGCCCGAGTAGTCAATCGAACTGCGGTCCAGATCAGCCCTGAGCAACTGCTCGTGGATTACCTGAGCAGCCGCGATGGCGGCGATGTTGGCCGAGTCAGCGCCTTGGTTGGCGATGACGGTGTCGATCTTGGCGTCGATTGATTGAACAGCCGCCTGTGTGGCGAGCATGATGTCCTTCAGTGACGGGGTACTGGGCATTGCGGTGACTCCTTGGTTCTATCGTTTATCCCACCGCAGCTCAAATCCGTGGCGGCGGGCTTCCTCCACGAGGATGTTCTTGCCGGTGTGACCCACCAGCAGGACGTAGTTCAAAATTGGACACGGATGTCGTCTCTCGGACGACGTACCGGTGATGGCGTGAACGAACCGTAACCAGTCCTCACGTCGGGTAGAATTGGGTGCTGTCATCTGGCTCGCTTCGTCTTGGTCTGGGGGCAAGGGTTCCGGCACCGAAGGTGGCATTACGTTACAGTACTCCCCCGAGTCAACCCCGTAATCTCGTACGGGTCACAGTTGCTGGGTAAGCAGTCCCCCACAAGGGGACGGATGAGTCACGAATGGCACCGTACTTATTGTCAGGGCGTCCGTTCGCGGAGCCTATCCCGCAGGTGAACCAAACCCGGTCGGCCGTTGCCGGCCTTCGTACGCCATAAAGCCCTGTGTTCCCTCCCCGACGCGGTCAAAACCTACGCGGGTACTTGCGTACCGCCCCTTGCCAGATAGCGGTGTACGCGTGCCTACGAGCACGATCCTTGGTGTCAAGGAGGGCGCTACAGAAATCTGCATCCCTCACTAATTAGACAACAATCAGCCTCAGTAACCCCGCATCTTCAACCCATTCAACAGGCTAGACGCGAGTCTTTCTTTGTCACGTGAGATGATGTCGTCCCTCTGGGACAGCCACTCCTCTACCTTGCCCACCGTCACGTACAGCTTACGTGCGATGTAACTCGATGACTTTCCTTGGGAAGATAGGTAAACGGCGACGGTCTGTTTCGCGGTAGTCTTCATTAGAACCTCCTCGGTGGTCTCACTAATTAGACACCAGATTTACCGGAAAGTTCCCCAGAGTTCCGTATAATTTTACATCACCAGCATTATCAATGACATACGCCCGGCCGTATAAACGGCCTGTATCCGCCGTACCGTATGTACACGGAATCCCCTTGTACATCAATAATGTACAAGCCATCCCGGTGTACGAAAATACCCAGTAATTTACAGGCCCCTGTGGCCTCCTGAGAGGCCCGTACAGCCGTCCTCCCGGTACCCTATCCGAACGTACCACCCCCACCCTGAAGTCTACCCGTGCCTCACGTCCCATAGCCACCGTTGACCCTCGTACCATGCGGAGTACGGTACCCCGGTCACTTTCCAAAAGTACCCCGTCCGGTGCAGAGTTGCATAAAACCCGCGCCCGTGCCGGTCACAGGGGGGTACGGGTACCGTCACCGGGTAACTGTGACCGAGAATCGTAACGGTAACGCGAATCATTCTCATTCGTACTTACGTTACGGTTCCGATTTCGTACGCGGGGAGAGTGTAAAGGGGACCGACATACCCTGTAAAGTACCCCGACATTCCGTGACTGTAAGGTACCCCGACACCCGTGTAAAGTAATCCGACATCATCCTTGCCCGTGTAAAGAGTACCGACTCACTGTGTAAAGTTTACCGACAGGTCCCGAGAATACCTGAGTAAACCGTGGGGTTATTATGGCATGGTACTTGCTAGGCGCGACGCTGGCACGCGTCTTGCATACCTATTGAATGGCACGCCGCTTGCATGGCGCAAGGTGGCACACTACTTGCATGGTCTGGACTGGCACGTTACTTGCACGGTAACCGGTTGGCACGGTAATTGCTTGGTCATGAAAGTTTTTAATGGTTAGCCCGGTTTTGCCGTAAGTTTTACTTATGACAGCCCGACCGTTCGTCGGCCGTTTGCTACCGTTCGTCGGGACCTGAAATTGCCCGCGGTTACGGTAACCCGTTGAATTGACTGGGGAAACACGTGTCAAATCAATCTTTTCTATAGGGGTCATAAGAAACCTTTATTGTACATTTTTCGCCGCGTGGCGTTAACTTGTCACAACGGCGGACGGAACCGGCCCACGAAAGCCCAGCATATAGCATTGAACGCCCGGACGGCGGTACCCTATAGACTGGCACACCCGAAACGGTAGGCGGTACGGTAGACAGTTCGGAACGCTAGGCGGTTGACCCGCGCTAGTCAGTACCCTGAAAGCTACGCTTACGGAATCACTGGCCGATTGACAACCGGCCGACATGGGGGACTGGCGAACGGGTAACACCCTTGAAAAGGCCACGAGAAAACGCGTCACGGCGGATTGGTACCGCCGTTTGAACAAGTAACCACGGGGACCGCAACAATGCCCACGACGAAACGCAACAGCAAAGCCCGGCACGCAAGGAAAAACGCCCGGATGAAAGCGGCCGGATTCCGCAAGCTGGAACCCGCAACGTGGCCGGAAGCAAAGCCCACAACGTGGGGGAAAGGTACCGCCAGTGACGGCAAGCCGCGAAGCGGCGACTGCAAAGTGTACAGCGCGGCGGAAATCGCCGCTTTCAGTGTAAAGTAAACCGACGAGGACTGTAAAAATGACCGACACTATCATCATCCTGAGCAAGGCCGAAACCCTGAAAACCATCGACCGCGTGGCGAAGCGTACCGGCCGCGACCGCGACGACATTCAAGCGGCGCTTATCGGCGGGCTGGCGCACGCGGCGGAGCATGGCGACTTTACGCTCTGCACCAAATTGGTCAAGGCGACATCGCCCCAAAACGGTGCGCAGCTCCGCAAATTCGTTGTGCGGTTCGCGCCGGCCACGTGGAAAGACGGCGAATTTCGCAAGGCGAAGAAAGGCGGCGCGTTCCGGGTAGCGGATGCAATGGGCGTGCTCTGGTACGCCGAGCTTGAGGCGAAGAAAGCCGAGACGCCGAAATACGACGGCGCGAAGGTGCGCAAGGCGCTGGCCAAAAAGCTCGCCGAGCTGGAGGCGCTGGCGCTGGAGGCGGGCGACTTCGGGCTGTTGGAAATCGTACAGGATGCCGGGTTCGCGCTCGAATCTGAAACCGGCGCAGCCGCTAAAGCGGCGTAATAGGAAACCGGCGCAGGGATGCGCGCCTACTCACGACAACGCAACGGGGTGAACCATGTATACTGTAATGCACTTTTACCGGGATTCGTACGGCACGACACGCGCAGCGCGCTGGACTATGCGCAAGTACAAAAACCTGACCAACGCGAAGCGGTGCGCTGACACCGTCAAAGGCGGTTACGTGTGCCCGCTTGGCAGCAATTCACCGGTTTACGTGGGGAGCTGGCAGTGAGACCGATCAACAAACAGGCCCGGATGGTTACCGGGAAGGCAAGACGCGGCGCGGGCGACATCCCGGCCGCACGTAGCGACGTGGCAAAGCGGCGGGTGACTACTGGCGTACAGCGCAAGTCGGCGCGGCAATATCCTTGGTACTAGGCGGAGGCACGGCAATGAGCAATTACGAAATGGGGTACTGTTACCGGACGCGCACACAATGGGTGTGCGAGCTTGTGAACTACGACGACGACGCCCAGCATGAGATGGAAATCATCACGCTGGAAACCCTGACCGATTTCGTGGAGGTGGAGTAATGCGACTGGTATATCAGGAAACAGGCGACGAGGTGCGGGTAGGCGACCGCGTGGTGCTACGTGACGGCGAAGTGGTGGAGGTGACGTACTTCAGGCCACCGCACAAGCCGAGCAGCAGTGGCAAGGTGTGCGTACGCACTGTGAGCGATGACCCGGCCGACGAGTGGCGCAGCGATAGCGAGTACTACGTGTCGGTGATCGGGGCGGAGTGGATTGAGCGGGAGGATCGGGCATGAGTACGACAGGCGTTGACTTTCATCGGGCGGTATCCGCCGACGTGGAGCAGTACACGCTCAGCGTGAACCGCAAGAACGACACGCACGTCTTTAAGCTGCGTGTGCAGGACGAGGCGGGCGGCACTCTCGAAGTGGTGCTGTTCAGTGAGAAGCGGCTAACCGTGGAGGACCGTGGAGGTGACCAGCAGATGACACTCGAAGCACCGGCTTTCTACGTCGAGCACGCAAGCGCGGCGGAAAAACGGGGCGACTGGCAAGGTGCGGCTGCGTTGTGGAACGTGGCCGCTACCGCCAGCGCGGGGTACAATCGCAAGACGCGGTACTGGGAAGCTGCCGAACGGTGCCTGCGCAAGTACGAGGAGGTGAAGCATGGCGAATGATGGCATCATGCGCGGCCCACGACTGGGCCTCGCGGAGTACGCGTACCGGCTGCGGTACTTCGACTGGTCGTACGAATACAGCGACGACTTTCGACGCTGGCGCAACGCCAACGACGAGTACAAGTGGCTGCGTGAAATCGCACGCGACAACGAGGGCGACTGGCTCAGGCTGTTCAACTACTTTCGGAAACCGTAGGAGGTTACCATGTACAAGGCAAGCTCACGACTCGAAGCGTTCATACGTGATGCGGCACCGCCACACATTGCGGTAGCGGATGCACCGAACACGTACAAGGCGCTGCTGTTGCACCGGGGCACCTTGTGGATGGGCCAGCCGTTGCCGGTGTACAACGGCGGCTGCGACCGCACCATCTACTCATCGCCGAACGTGAACTACGCCTTCCGGGCGTGGCACGACGGGATACACATCGCGCACGAGCTGGACTTCAGCCCGGCAGGTGAGCAGCAGGTGCTCGCGGTTAGCCACGCACACATGGCGCAGCACGCGAAGCGGTACGGGCTAGTCGCCGAGGACTTCGCCGCTATCACGGCGGACATTCTCGGACAGGTGATGTACTACCAGAAGCACGGCAAGTACGTCGACGACCAACAGGCGTTCGTGACCCGGTGCCTTGAGCAGGGTATACTGAAGGCCATCGAGCAGGAGGTGTGATGTCGAAGCCGCACTACAAGACACTCGACGAGGTGCCTGCCCGCATACGCAAAGCGTACGCGCAGGGTGACTACTCATTCCGGGCACCGCCAGTGCCGACGCACTACTGGGCGGCGGTCGACTGGATCAACTACGTTAACTTCAACCCGGAGTACTACGATGGACACACGCAACGTGAGCCAGAATAGCTGGCGCAAGTGGTACGCCACGTACGGTGACAGCAACGTGGTACGCCTGTTCCCTAACCCGGTAGCCGAAGCGACAGCCGCACGCGCAGCGGTTCAATTCGGCACCGATCACGGTCTCGACTGCATAATGATGCGCGCAACCAACACACTCAAGAGGTAATCGACATGGCACTGGTAACCAAGAACGGCGCAAGCGTACAGCTCATCAACAGACAGGCACCGAAGGCGGTGCGCAAGTTCGGCGAGCTGGAGATCAACGAGCAGACGCACACTCTCGCACTGGTCAACGGCCAGTTGCAGGTGGTGGCGAAGCGTAACCTGAAGGAGGTGAAGTGATGAAACTATTCCGCGCACAATCTGGCCCGGCTGTATTCATATTCTCTGCTGACCGTGCGGAGCTGACCGTCGACGAGAACGTGCAGCGCCGCCGCCAGTTGCTCGACGAGCTGGAGGAAGCGGCGATACCGTACAAGCTGGTGATCGGTGAGTACAACGGCGAGCGTGAGTCGTCGGTCGTACTCGGCTCGAACTACCACGATCTGGTGCTGGCATACCTGAAGCGGTACGGGCAGGACTTGTGCCTGCTGGTCGACAACCATCAGGTGTACAAGGTGTACCCGAACGGTCACGAGGAGTACTTCGGTGTGATGGAGAACGTCGGCCGTCACGAGCCGGCCGGTGACTACACGTACGACCCGTTCACCCGGTGTTACTTCAAGGTGAAGGAGGCCGGCGATGCGTAGGGCACTCGAAGCGGCGGCGTTCATCGGGGTGCTGTGGTTCTGGTGCTGGGCGGTGTTCCACTCGGACAGCGTATGCGCTGCCGACAAGTGGACGCCGGAGAACACGGCACTGGAGATCGGGTACAACCTGTTCGCATTGATCGACATGCGAACCACGATGGACATCCGCAACCACGACAACATCGAGGAACGGGGGCCGGCCGGGTTAGTACTCGGCCGCAACCCGGAGCCACTTCCGACTGTCGCCTACTTTGTAGGCACGTCGGTCCTTCACTACGGGGTCAGCCGTGCGCTGCCCCGGTACTGGCGTGAAGGGTGGCAGGTGGTGACCATCGGGGTCGAGGGTGGGTACGCCCTCAACAACGTGAGGCTTGGCCTGAAGTGGACGTGGTAGGGCAGTACTACTTCGACGAGCAGAAGGGTGTGTTCAAACTCATTGACGCAAGCTACCTGCGAGGGTGGCGCGCACTTGACAAGCGGAGGTAATATGTACGGGCTACACATCAAGTCGTGCAACGACTATGCACGGTACAACAGTGACCAGATGGTGGACACGGCGCTGATGGTGGTGCTCAGTATCCAGCAGTCGTGGGATCAAGTAGGGCACATGCTCAAGGACGTGCGCGAGCATGGCCACACGTCGCAGTACCTTTGGGGATTCAAACGGGACACGTACCTGTACCTGAAGGAGAACAAGCACGAGCTGTACTCGGAGTCGATCAGTCGGCACAACGACCTCGACTTGCTGGACCTATGGAGCACGGTGCCCGGCTTCGGTATGGTGAAGGCGGGCTTCATGTGCCAGCTCATGTTCAACCGTATCGGCTGCATCGACAGCCACAACGCAAGGATGTACGACGTAGCTGCGTCGCAGTTACGCCTCGACCCGAACCTCACGCTGCGCACACGTGAGATCAAGCTGCGCGGATACATCGACCTGTGCGAGCGTATCGGTGGCAGCGAGTACCTTTGGCGGCAGTGGTGCGTGAACCTTGCCGACCGTAACCCGGACAAGTACGACGACCAGTACGACGTGAGTGCCCGACACATTGACTACCTGCGAGGTGACGCATGATTACGAAACCCATGTTGGCCGTGGCGATGGACGCCCCGGAGTCTATCAGCTACCCGGTGCTCGCCAGCCCGAAGCTGGACGGGATACGGTGCCTGATTCACCCGTCACTCGGCCCGGTTAGCCGGAAGTTTAAGCCGATACCGAACGACCACATACGCAAGACGCTGGACTCATTCGGTGTGAGCATCGTGTTCCTCGACGGTGAGCTGGTCACCTACACTGACGGTGTGCGTGACGACTTCAACACGGTGCAGTCGAAGGTAATGTCGGTCGACGGTACCCCGGAGTTCCGCTTCGAGGTGTTCGACTCATTCATGCACCCCGACAACCCGTTTGAGCAGCGGTTCATGCACGCCGGAGCAGCGTGCCAGCGCCTCCCCGAGGAGGTGGTGTTAGTGGAGCACGTGTACGTGTACCATTCGCAGCAGCTACGTGATCTCGACAGCGAGCACGTGCTGGCTGGGTACGAGGGCACGATGACACGTGACCCGAAGGGCAAGTACAAGCAGGGACGTAGCACGCTGAAGCAGGGATGGTTGCTGAAGCTGAAGCAGTTCGCCGACGCCGAGGGTGTGGTCGTCGGTGTTGAGGAGAAGATGCACAATGGCAATGAACTGGAACGCGATGAACTTGGACATGCAAAGAGAAGCACTCATGCGGCGGGACTTCGCGGAGCTGGAACTACGGGTGCTCTCGTACTGTCAACAGAATGGGGTGAGCTGCGAGTCGGTACAGGATTCGATGATGCTCTCCGAGCTGCCATCTGGCGTGACGCTGCCGCAGTTATTGGACGAACTGTTACCTTCAAGTACCAGCCAAGCGGGATGCAGGACAAGCCCCGCTTCCCTGTGTTCAAAGGCTTCCGAGACTGGAGGGATATGTGATGATAGCATACGAGTGGCTGCTGATCCTGACACTGCAAACGAGTAGCGGTGTTGCAATCGACCACGTGACGCTGCACTCACGGGACTCGGCCGCGTGCGAAGCGGCCGGCAAGGCGTGGGTACAGCAGAACGACAACAGGTATGCGGTGCGCAGCATCGAGTACCTCTGCATCAAGGAGCACCCGTGAATGAAGATCGTGAAACAATGCGCCTACTGCGGGCACGTGTACAACTTGCTGCCCTGTGTACTGCTGACACCGCTGTACTCGGTGACGACGCTGGAGTCTCCGGTTCCGGCGACGGACATCAAGCCGGGCATACGCAAGCCGAAAGACTACTGGCTGCGCCGTGGCTTTCGTATCGCGCTGAAGTTCTGGCGCTGGCACCTTGGATGGGAGGTTCACTATGACGTACGATGAGGTGGTGCAGCGGGCGAGGTTCAGGTACCTCGGCGACGACAACATCCACGTGGGGAACGACCCGTACGACGACGTATGGGAGGTGGTTGGAGGGTACGCGGTGCGTGCCCACATCTTTGTACCGAAAGACGAGGACGATGACGATGAGTCTTGATTACGCAACGCAAGTAAGCCTCGGCCTGATGGCCGGCACACTGGAACAGTGGCGACGGGATAACCCCGACGCCCTTGAGCCTGACGAGCAGGGCATGGGTAACGCCGACTCGTTCGGCATGTACGCGATGGCGACAGGGTTCCTTCGCATGTACTTCGAGCTGATACAGTCGGGCGCAGTCAAGCCGCTGCACCTGCTGAAACCTACCGACACACAGGAGATCAACTAACATGGCAAAGGCACGATACACCACGAAGGGCAACATCAAGCTGACGCTGACCGACGCCGAGGCGCGTGAGGTGCGGCTGCTGATCGGGTCGATGTCTGTGGATGCACAGAACCACGCCCGGCTGACGACACTGCACAGTACGTGGAAGGCACTGTCGGACCTGATCGACGGTGGGCCTTACGAAAGCTGCGACATCGACTGGGATCACCACCAAGTCATTGTCGACCTGTTCAAGTACGGAACCAAGGGGAAGAAGTGATGCACTGCAAAGCCTGTGATGGTCCGATGCCGGCAGCTACGCTGCTGATACCGGATGCGTACGATGCGAATGGCAACCCGGTCGAGGAGTTCTGCTGCCCCAAGTGCTTGCAGAAGGCGTTCGAGAACCTGCCGGAGCACCGCTACGACAACCTGTGGCACGACAAGCTGGGCCATCCCAGCCACGTCGTGATCTACCCGGAGGAGAAGTACCTCCTCGACTAACGAGGTGACCATGTTCGACCGACTTGACTGGCATGAAGTACTGGCCCTGCACCCGGAGTTCAAGGAACTGGAGGACGGGCAGCAGGTACACGTCAACCACCCGAACTGCCCGAGCGGTGCCGACCGGAAGGGCCGGCTGTTCGTGAAGCGGGACGGGGTACACCTGATCGGGTACTGTCACCATTGCGCCCAGTCGGGGCGCTGGTCCCTCGGTCGACAGTCGTTCATAAGGAAACGTGCGAAAGACAGGACGGTCCATAAGCTGCGCTTACCGAACGACATGCGGTACGAGCTGAGTGACTGTCACGTCAAGGCCAACGTGTGGTTCGCCAAGTACGGGATCACGATGGAGGAGCGGAGGCACTACGGGTTTGGGTGGTCCGACAACTGGAAGCGGGCCATCCTCCCGATCTGGCAGGGCGGCGAGATGATCGCTTTCCAAGCGCGCCGCTTGCTTGACCACGATCAGGGACCCAAGTACTTGACACGCAAGCAGGAGGGGTGGGACCGGCCGTTCTTCACGGCAGGCTGGGGCGAGCACCTAGACTTCGGCACGATGGTAGTGGTCGAGGACATGCTGAGTGCGGTGAAGGTAGGGCGGTTCGCTACGGCGACCGCCATCCTCAACGCCCAGCTTGGTGAGACTACGATGGCCGGCATCCTGCGGTACAAGCCGAACCGTGTGCTGGTGTGGCTGGACGACGACAACCCTGCGGTGCGCGAGTCGCAGCGCAAGCTGGCCCGGAGGATCACACCGTACGCCGACGTGACTAAGATCACCGGCGTCGGTGCAGACCCGAAGGAACTTTCCGACGAACAGATTGTCCAATTACTGAGGAGGGCAGCGTAATGAGCGAGACCAGCGAGTACATCATGGGGCAGGTTCGCTCGATGGTAATCATCACCGAGCGTGCATTGCTGGAGCATCGCACCGGTACGCAGTGCGAAGCGTACCTCGTCCAGCTTTCGCAGGAGTTCGAGTTCCTGCTCGCAATGCTGGACAAACATCCGCCTCACCGCTTGACACGGGAGGCGAATCGTGGTACAATAAGGGATGAGGGAGATGGAGACGATGACGAAAGACGACCGGGATGAGGCGATCAGGTACTTCTACGCGGAGTGGCCTGTGAACCAGAGTGATCTGGCAAGGATGTTTGGGCTTAGCCAGAAGCAGATCAGCAACATATTGCGGGGGCACCGATACACTGACGCGGCGGGTACTGCTCCGTGGATCGGGAAGCACTACGCGGGTGCAGTAATAAGTAATAAGTACTGTACTTAGGTAACAAGTACCCGTAAGGGTACTTGGTTAACAGTAACGTAACGAGGTAATAGTGACATGGCAAATGGTGTAGTGACTGGACTTGTGAAATCGGTACGTGAATCCAGCTTCATGCTGGATGATGGTAACTGGTACGGGGTACATCCTGACAGTGACCTCGAACTACCCAACGTCGGCGACTTCGCCGCCGTGGGTTTCTATACCAAGAGCAGCAAGACCGGTGCAGGGTGGAGAACCTACCGCAACGTGACTGCCATCCGCTTCACGGATGTCAGGGTAGACTTCAAGCGTACCAACGCAGTGCTTGAGTCTGTTGCAGAGGAGTTCAAGTTCTTCCGCGAAGGCGCTGAGCAGCGCAAGCGCATCGAGGAGAAAGCCAAGCAGCGAGCCGAGGCACCGGCAGACTACGACGACGACATCCCGTTCTGAGGTAGCGTATGGCAGACGTACAGTTACTCTCCCTGTTCCTCAAGGACAGGGACACCTTCGAGAAGTACGAGGGTGGAGTACCACAACACCTGCTGGAGGAGGACACCAAGCAACTGATGGAAGACCTCCGGGTCTGGTACAGGTCACACCCCGGAGCTACCGGGGTGAACTCACCGGAACTGGTGCAGGACTTCTGGACGTGGCTGAAGTTCACGCGTCATAGCAATCGCCCGAAAGAAAAGCTGGACATGCTGAAGCAGTTCATCCAGCGGGCGCTGCGAGACGACACCAAGCAGCAGGCACATGAACTGTTGCGAGTACTGGCCCTGCGTGACTGGGCTGGGCGCATCGCAACAAAGGCCGACAAGTACAGCGCAGGGGACACCTCGTTCGATCTGTTCGAGGAACTGCTGGACGATGTCGAGGCGGCAAAGGTCGAGGCCGGTATCTTCAACAAGCACGACCACGAGGTACGCACGAGCATCCGTGACATCCTCGCGAAGTACGCTGACTTGGGCAGTGGCCTGAACTGGCGCAGCCCCAACCTGAGCATGGCGGTGGGACCGATACGCAAGGGTGACCTCGTAGTGGTGGCTGCTTTCGTCGACACCGGTAAGTCCACGTTCGTTGCCAGCGAGGCAACCTACATGGCGACGCAACTGTCCGGTGACGAGAAGGTGCTGTTCTTCAACAACGAGGAGGAAGGCGACAAGGTGAAGCTGCGCCTGCGCAAGGCTGCGCTGGGTGTGACCCACGAGGAACTGGACCTGATGGACGACGGCGAGCAGGAGGCTGAGTACGCCAAGCGGATGAACGGTGACCCGGATCGTATCGTGCTCATCGACTCCGCACGCATAACCCCGGCACTCATACGCCGGAAGCTGCGGGAGTACAATGCCAAGCTGGTCGTGGTCGACCAAGCGTACAAGGTCAGGGTAGGTAAGCACGGCAGCGACGACAAGCTGGGCGCATTGCAGGACACCTTCGAGTGGTTCCGAGGTATCGCCAAAGAGTACTGTCCAGTCATCGGCGTGCATCAGGCACGCGGTGATGCGAACGGTGAGGCGTACATCGAGATGCACCAGCTCGCCGGCAGTCAGCAGGCGTTGCAGGGTGAGGCTGATGTCATCATCACACTGGGGCGGCAGCTGGGCGAGGGCGCGGACGAGGAAGCACGGTTCATCTACACTCCGAAGAACAAGGCGGAGACACCGGGCGACCCTACGATGCGCAACGCGAAGGTCAAGGTATATCCGAGGTTCAACGTAGCGAGGTTCGACGAATAGTATGGGATGGCGCAACGAAGTAAGCATTGACGCCCTGTTGGGCAAGACGTTCACCGAGGTCAAGGGTGAGGTAGGCGACGACGAGATCGTCTTCATCGGGGACGAGTCGTTCAAGATGGTACACTTTCAGGACTGCTGCGAGAACGTGCAGGTCGAGGACATCTGCGGTGACCTGAAGGACCTGATCGGCTCACCTATCACGTTAGCCGAGGAGGTGAGTAACTACGACGGTCCCGAGCCTGAAGGATTCAACGACTCGTACACGTGGACGTTCTACAAGCTGGGCACTGCCAAGGGTAGCGTGACTATCCGCTGGCTTGGCGAGAGCAACGGGTACTACAGCGAAAGCGTGGACATTGTGAAGCTATGAACGGGCGCATCAAGAAGCAGATACGCAAGGTAGCTCCGCTGATCCAGCTCAAGCTGCTCTCGGCAGGGTACCCGCCGGAGGAGATACCTCCGGTGGAGTTCATCGAGAAGCAACTGAAGAAGGCGTACAAGTCACAGGGGGTAATGCCACGTGCGGATATTAGTGTTAGACGGCGAGACGAGCCTGCACAACAAGGGCGAGACGGCGGTCGGGAACTTCACGGCGGACCCGTGGCACCCGGACAACTGGCTGGTGTGGCTGGGAGTGAAGTGGCTGCGGGACGACCTGTCGGTGCAGAAGGCGACGCAGACGTTTCGGTTCCAGTCGAAGGGGACAGTGAATGTCCCGGCACCGAAGGTTGCTGACGACGGGCTGATGCTCGTCGGGGTCAATATCAAGTTCGACATCGAGTACTTGTGCGGCCCCAACAACCAGTCAGCCGCCGCATGGCGGCAGCTCATGGACGACCCGAGGGTGCGGGTCTGGGACTGTATGCAGGCAGAGTTCCGCCTGCGTGGCCAGTCGCAGATCAACCCGAGCATGGACTGGTGCTGCGAGCGCCGGGGCTGGGAGGTCAAGCCCGGCCGGCTGAAAGAGTACTGGTCAGCGGGGATCAGCACCGAGGACATCCCTGACGAGGAGGTCAAGCCGTACCTTGAGCACGACATCAACACGACTCACCGTCTGTTCGTCGACCAAGTACGCGAGGCAACCGAGCGGGGACTGATGCCGCTGATGCGGATGGAGATGGACGCCATCGCAGCGACGTGCGTCATGGAGATCAACGGCATGACCTTCGACAAGGTCGGTGCCCTGACCAAGCTGGACGAGGAGTTACAGCCCAAGGTCGACGAGTACATGGACTGGCTGGTGGAGTACATCGCCAAGGACCTGAAGGTCCCGGCGCATGTCGTTAACCCCAACAGCAACCCGTTCATGAACGCGTACCTGTACGGCGGGCCGTGGAAGTACAAGCTCAACGAGCCAATGTACGAGGAGGACGGGACGCCGGTTGTGTTCAAGTCAGGGAAGAAGAAGGGCGAGCACAAGAAACGATGGAACGAGTACACGCTGGAGTTGCCGCGTAAGGTACCGGCGAAGGTCAAGCTCACCAGCACCGACGAGGAGTCGCTGGTCAAGCTGAAGCCCAAGGTATCGCAGGAGTTGCAGGGGTTCATCGACATCCTGCTCAAGCTCCGAGCGGTGAGCAAGGAAGCGAAGACGTACTTCAAGGGGTACTCGGCACTCACGTACCCCGATGGCTTCATCCACGGTAACCTGAACCACTCGATAGTGGCGACGGGAAGGCTGTCTGCCTCCGCCCCGAACTTGCAGAACGCAGCTCACGGGCCAATACGCAGGCACTTCTTATCACGGTACGTGGACGGTCATCTGCTTGAGGTCGACCTGTCACAGATCGAGGTTGTGGTGCAGGGGTTCCTGTCTCAGGACGCCCAGCTCATGGCCGACATCATCGCCGGGGTGGACTTCCATAGCAAGCGTGCCGCCGCTGCGAACGGTGCGACGTACGACGACGTGCGTGCAGCGTACAAGGCAGAGGACCCGTACTGGACGAAGAAGCGTAAGGAAGCGAAGGTGTTCTCGTTCCAGCGGGCGTACGGTGCCGGCGCTCCGAAGATCGCCGTCACTACTGGCATGGACATCGGAGATGTCGAGGCCCTGATCCGGGCCGAGGAGGAGATGTACCCCGGTGTGGTGGACTACCAGAACGAGTGCATCAAGCAGGTGAACCGGAGCACGGCTGAGCGTGACGGTCAGGTCTGCGGTGTGCTAACCACACAGACCGGTGCAGAGTACAGGTTCTTCAGGGAGAAGTACAAGGGCGAGCTTGGGTACAAGCCGACCACCATCAAGAACTACCCGGTGCAAGGTATGGCCGGCGACATCATCAAGCTGATACTGGGCCAGCTCCGACAGTTCCTATGGAACTACAATGTCGAGCACCTTGCCGGTTCCCAGCCAGTGCTGGTGATAATGACTGTCCACGACTCGGTCGTCTTCGACGTGCCGGCGTGGGTAGACCTGAAGGACCTCGCAACGAGGCTGGTGAATCTGTTCGTCGGCGTGCGGGAAGTAATCCGCAAGCGGTTCGGGTTCGAGTTCAACCTCCCGATCAAGGCGGAAGCCGAGGCAGGGAGAAACTGGTACAAGTACCATGCGGAACACAACCCGGATGGTATGCGTGGCGTACATTAGTACTTGACAGGCACCACGGTTTCGTGGTACAATATAGGTGTAGGGGAACAGGAGACTTCAATGTCTGAGATGAAAGGTAAGATCGAGAAGATGCGTAAGGACCGCAAGGGCCTTATGATTGACGATGTCTGGTACTCCGGGTACAAGGCGTCGTTCCTTGGTGACGCGCAGGTAGGCGACACCGTCGAGTTCGAGTTCACCAGCAAGGGTGACTTCAAGAACATCACGGACGGCACCCTGAAGGTGCTTGAGAAGTCCGAGGGCAAGTCCTCCTCCGGTGGTGGCGGAGGTGGCGGCGGCAACAAGGGTGGTGGCGGCTACTCGAAGGGTGAGTTCCGCAGCGTTCCCCAGCTCGTACGCACCGACGCCGTGAATCAGGCGCTCAAGCTGCTGGAGCAGCAGAACGCCCAGTACCCGAGCGTCAAGCAGGCAATCAAGGCAACGCTGTACGTCGCCAACGTGATCGCGGCGTACGTCAACGCCGAGATTAACGCGGACGGCATCGAGCTTCCGACTGCCCGGCTGGATGCGCCGACCGCAGCCGAGCCTGCCAAGTCGCAGGTGAAGCACGAGACCCGCAAGAGTCCCGAGCCTGAGCCTCCGGCAGCAGCAGAGCCGGAACCCGAGCAACCCGCGTCTCCGGCCCCGAGCCTCGACGCTTTCTTGGACGACTAACATGGCACGCATCGCGCTGATTGATCTGGACGGCATGATCTACGCAGCCGGTGCCATCGCGGAGACGGTGTACTACACGCTGGATGGCCAGCGGTTCGACTTCAAGAAGCAGGCGAACGAGTACGCCGAGCAGTACGGGTTCAGCAAAGACGACATCGACAAGGAGGTCGATGTTCAGCCCGTGGCCAACGCCATCAACGCAATGAAGATGATGGTTGAGGCAGCTATCCGCGACGCACAGTGCGACGTAGGTGAACTGTACTTGTCACCCGAGGGTAACGCGAACTTCCGGTTCGGTATCTACCCCGAGTACAAGGCTAACCGCAAGAACGCGCACAAGCCTACGCACTACAAGGCCCTGCGCAACTACGGCGTGAAGCATCTCGGTGCCGTCGTGGCCGACTACATGGAGGCTGACGACATTATCAACATCAGGGCCAATGAGCTGACCGCACACGGCAAGGGCTGGTGCATCGTGACTCAGGACAAGGACCTGAACCAGATACCGGGGTGGCACTATGACTGGCGCAAGAAGTCGCTGTACGAAGTGGAACTCAAAGATGCGCGGTACTGCCTGTATTACCAAGTACTGGTGGGGGACAGTGTCGACAACATCAAGGGGTGTCCGGGTATCGGTCCAGCGAAAGCTGCCCACGCGTTACGGGACGCGAGTGACGACGAGGAGATGCTTGAGGTGTGCAAGTGGCTCTACACTCAAGCGTACGATGGTGACGTGAACGCAGCGATGGGTGACCTGAAGCTGAACATCCGACTGATCCGCATGTTGCAGGTGAGACCATGAGTGACCGAGGGTGGTGTACGATAACAGAGTACGACCCCGAGACTGGGGTCGAGACAGTAACTCAGCACAAGCTGATAAGCGTCGCGGAGTTCCTGCGGAAGTGGCGAGCACGTGAACGGATGCACACGCTGATCCACAGGGCTGCGTGCAGGGCAGACAGTACGGCGTACCTTGCGTTCCAGACCGAGAGGTCCTGCCCGTGAGGTCCGGGTACGAGTACCAGATACGGGACTGGCTTGAGGCCAATAACATCGACTACGAGTACGAGAGTGAGACTCTCGACTACGATTCGCCGGTCAAAGGTGCCCGCTGCACTGAGTGCGGGGCCAAAGTGACGAAGCCGAGGAGGTACACTCCCGACTTTGTTATCCTCAGACCAGACCCGTACGACCCGCGTAACTGGCTGAAGACGTACATCGAAGCCAAGGGCCGGTTCCCGTCCACTGACCGCAGTAAGATGCGGGACGTGAAGCGGTGCCATCCCGACAAGGACTTCCGCCTGCTGTTCCAGCGGCGCAGCAAGAAGGACGAAGCTGCGTTGCAGAAGTGGTGCGACAAGTTCGGGTTCGAGTGCGCCTTCGGTGTGGAGGTGCCCAAGGAATGGCTGAGCTAATCCACACCGTGACACTGTTCGGTGCGTCGTTCGTCTTCGTGTTCCTGAAGGCGTTCCAGCAGCGCAACGTGGCGTTCGACAACTACAGGTGGGTGTTCCCCACGTCCCTCGCGATGGCGGCGACTGAGGTCTACGTCATCACGGTGATAGCGACGAAGGGTTACTCACTACTGGCGGTATTGGGCATGGGTACCGGCGCGGGGGCAGGTGCCCTCCTCGCCATGCACTTGCATCACAAGTACGTTAAACGGGTAAAGGTGCGGTATGAGCAAGAGACTGAGTAAGCGTCACCCGAATGGGTGCCGGGGTACAAAGCAGCAGCGGCGGGCCAACGCCCGAGCCGCGTGGCTGGGTAAGCTGCTCGACAAGAAGTGGATGGGCT